GTGTCAGGCGCTCACGTCTTACAAAGAAAGACCCCACCCCTGATGGTCACGCGGGGGCTTGTGTAACGTTTTGGCGGGTTTTCCTGCGTTTTGGGTATTCAGACACGTTTGAGGCGTCTAATGCCCCTAAAACGCGTCTAGCGGGCGATTACCCCTGCGGCTGTTGCAGGTTTTGTGGGCGGGTAGCAATGGGCTATCGGCATCGCCCGCAATGATGTGGTCTGCCGTGATATCGGCACGTGATTCAAATGGCTGTTTGCAGATGTGGCAATGTGTCGCGGTTTCTTTTATCAATTTGGCTGCTTTGCGGTAAGCGCTTGTGTAAAGGGCTTGCTTACGGATGCGCCGATTCGGATTGTTCTCAATACGCCGTTTGACTTCACGCCTACAAGCAGCACAATAATCCCCGTAATCGGTATGTAGCTTTTGGCATTCCAAACAAGGACGCTGAAACCTCATCGGTTCTTGCCTGATGAGTAGAAGTCTTTGCCGTTGAAGCGTATGGGGGGAGCTGCGTATTGGCGAATCATTTCAATTTGGCAATTTACACAAATTGGGGTGTCTATCTCTTTTTTTATACTTGCAACCATCGTCACGCTGTTATCGCAAGAACGGCATTTGAATTCATAACTGGGCATTACAGCTTCTTCACTTCACCATTGAACGGCTTGTCCTTGTGTAGCTCAATTGTCAAGATGCCCGTTGTGCTATCTTCGCCCGCGATACGGCGATACCAATCTGAACCATTGTCGCTTGTGGGGCATTGCACCCAAAACTTTGAGCCACGCCCATCGAAACGCTGTCCCAATTCTTCAACACGTAAATGGTGAAAATGAGCCGTTATAAGCAAATCAACCGCTTGCACCCATTGATTACCAAATGTGGATTGTTGCCACCATTTCTTGATGTTGTCGGGTCGTGATGCCTGATGTCCGTGTACCGCGCCAATGGTATTGACGCCGTATTGAAATGCAAACCCTTCATCGTGCGGTTGCGGTATCAAATACTGAACATTCAATCCCAATTCGGTTGTGATGCGCCGTAATTGCTGAAGGATAACAATTCCCCAATCGTCTAACCCTGGGCGTCCGACCTGCTGACCTTTGAATCTGTTTTGACAATGATTCGAAGCAACCGAACCATAAACAACGGGCGCGTATTTGGCAGCACGCTTGATGAGCTCAAGCATTACGGCAGCAGCGTAATCGGTCTGTTGCATCGGTGACAAATCATTTGATTCCAATTGGCTGTATTGAGCCGCATTGGATACGGATTCAATGATGTCCCCCATTTCTAAAATGTAAATGATTTCGTATTTGCCCGTTTTCATTTGTTGTTCAATGCGGTCAAATGATTCGAACAAACGAGCAATCAATTCAGGTGTTCCGCCACGTGAGCCTGTTTTGCCTACCTGTAAATCTGCTGGCGCAATAATCAAAGCCTTTTCGGTAATCGCCGTTGATTTGTTTTGTTTTACTTTTTTTCTTGCTTGGGACAATAATGCGGGCAAATCAATGATGGAAGATTTTTTCCTGAATGTGAAACGATAAGACGTCAGCCATTCGCCACCTTCCCGTTGTTGCCATCGCGATGTTTTTATGGGCGCAATGACTTCAATTTCGGTCGGGTCAATACCTGCAGACAAAAGAAATTCATCAAAATTTTCTGGTTCCGTTGTATAACCCGGAGTTGTGGCTGTGCCTTCTGTGCCATCAAATTCAATCGCCGCTTTGAAATTGCTTTGTGAATTGATTTTTGGCGCTGGTTCTAAATTGTCAAGCATTGTTTTCCTTTTCACATTGGCATTGCTTGTTGCGATGGCGTTGAATTGTTGAATCTGACAATTTCAAGCCTCGTTGCATCAATGCGGTTGATAACGCCAATGCTGACCATTTGTCGCGGTCTGCAATTGCTTTCAGCAAAATGTCAGCGTCCTTTTTATCCAATGATTCGATAACAAATGCCACTTTGCAATTGATAATCGGTTTTGGTGGTTCAAGATTCTCTAGCATCTTTCAAGCCCCTTATTGCTTCAATGCGTATTTCATTCTTTACTTTGTCAATAAGAATTAGCAGCTCATCGTGTCGGAGTGTTCGATTCCCGTTTTGTATTTGTGCAGCAAGAATCTCACGCGCTAAAGCGATGGCACCTAAATGAGCGCCTGATTCAACCAATATTGCAGCTGTATCGCGAAATTTATCTTGAAATTGCCATTGTCTGAACAAGTCATCAGCAAATAAATCGCCCATTAGATGCTCAAATCATTTTCATCAGCGATAAGTGCTTGCACAACTCTTTGCAATGCGCTGTTTCGCCATTGTTCGTTCAATACGGCAGTTTCTAAATACAAAGACAAATCTTCTCGTATTGAATCTAAATCGGCAGACCATACAAGATTTTTATCTCGTAACAATGCAGCTGCTTGTCTGAAGTCAGCGATTGTTCTGTTTGTCAAATTGTCCTTCATTTTTCTTCCAATAACCATTCCGTTAGTTTCGGGTTGTCGCGCAAAATCATCAACATTGAATTTTCCCAAATGCCAATGAAATGATGTTCCCAAGATTCATAATCGGCTTTTTTTGGGGCATCGGTAACAAATGTCATTCTTGCAGCGTGCATTATTTCGTGGAACACGGTAATTTTCTTTTTTGATTCATTCAAATTGGCATCAATCACAATGATGTTTCTAAAATCTTGCGTGTAGCCGTAATTGCCTTCAGTCAGCAATGGGTCAGCTTTGGAATGATGTTGCACAATGTCCCACATTTGAGCGCCTATTCTGATTTGATTTGGGCAGACAATCTTTCTTTTAGATTTTCCACCTTGGACTGAATCTCGCATATTGCTTCCTGTTGTGCTGGGTAACGATAATAATGTTCCCAGATGTCATTCAAAATCAGCTCTAAGGTTACAAACGTTTCGTGTATGGCTTCTTCCCGACCTTCCCTGAAGCCTCGTTTTAGCCCTTCTTGAAATGCTTGCATACTGATGCTGTGAATTGCGTCATTCATTGTTGCCATTGTTTTCCCCTTCTGGTCTGTAAGTTTCCAAAACCGCCAATGCCAAGTCATTTTGTCCGATTTGAATCAATCGTCCAATCGTTGCACAAGCAGCAATTGCCATTTCATCATCTTGTTCTGTTGCTTTTATCATTCGAAGAATTACATCCATTGCTTCTTCAAACGTTTTTACTTCATCCATTGTCTTCCTTTATTTCATCGGCGATTTGTTTGATTGGTTCTAACGGCACGTTTTGCCCGTGTGCGCGTTCTGTTTTCAAATGCATTTCAAGCGATTTGATTTTGTCCAAACGAAAACCTGACCATCGGCGGTCATCCGTTTCGACAATCGGCGCAGCTGTCAATCCCAATTCCAAAAATCGTTCAATTGCTTTTGGTGATTTGTCCAAACGTCTTGTGCGATAAATAATGCCGCGTGAATCAAATTGGCGTTTGGTGGTTTCACATTGAACACAATTTGGCTTTGTCCATAGCGTGATGGTCATTAGACGTCCGCCTTTGTTTGACGTTGAATTGTTTTCCGTGTGTCCTTCATTACCTGTTGGCATTTTTCGTAGCCCTTTCGCTCGACTTTTGTCATTTTGATTTTTTCAATTTGAATGTCTGCATCAAATGAAAATTTATGGACAGCATACGCGACCCCAGCCCTAAATGCCCTATCGTGCGTTTCATCCAATTCGCGTGTAAATAATTTGTCCGCGATTTGAAACTTAATCTCTTTGATAAATCGGAACATCATTTTCCCCGTTCAGTTCTTTTACTGCCCAACGAAGCAATTCGGCTTCATCGTGTAAATGGTCATTATTCAATTGATTTGATAATTCATCCAATGCGTTCAAACAAGATTCAAACCCATTATTGAAAGCCGTCATTTCGACTTGGTCAATCAAGCGTTCAATCCCTTCACGCAATCCGTTAGTTTGCATCATCTTCCTTTTCTTTTTCGATTTCGTCCCAAATGTTGCGAGTTTGCTCAAGGTAATACAAAACCATATCCATTTGCATCAATGCAATGATTCCGCCTTCGTTGCGATTGGCATCGTAACCAAGTTCTTTCCAACGGTCTGAATGTTCGGATGGCAATTGAACCCAATCCTTGATAATGTCGTTGCTATAAACAGGCACGAATGAATCAGCAAATTCTGCCAAAGCATCGTCAATGTCACGGTATGAATTTGTGATTTCGTCATATTTGTTTGTTAGTTCATTTTTGATTTCTTCGCGTGTGAAATACATTAGGCAACCTCGCTTACCAATGATGGGCGAATTGCACTGGTATCCAAATCAATGAATTCACAAATCAATTCAGCGCTTGTTCCGCTTCGGTCGCCATTGTCCCAATCACGCAACCACAATTTGCCCGTGACAAAGATTCGGCTTCCTTTTCTAATTGAATTTTCGATAAATTCGGCATTTGAACCCGATGCGATTACGGTGAACCAATTGGTGTAACTTTGTGGCTCGCCAATCAATGAATAATCTTCATTTGAATCAATCACGTTATTCACGCCTTCGGCTAATCTGAATGAAACAAACGTTTGCGCCATTTCATCTACTGTTGTCCTTGGGGTTGTCGCTACCAATCCCTGAATTGTTACCATTGCCATTTTTGTCCCTTTCGTTTTCTAATTGTCCATTGAATCTATGTTTTTGACTGTTTCTTTGGTTGCCCAAGCTTTTTCCAATTCAGCAGCGAATGAATCAATTGCTGATTGTAGGTTTTCTAATGCGAATTGTGCTTCGTTCAAATTGTTTTCCTTCAAATTTGTTTTGAAAGCAACAACCTGCTGTGTTGTGTATCTGCGTGTTTTCATTTTTTTCCCTTTCTGTTTTTGTTTATTGTTCGAAAATAAAAACTAAAATTGGCCAAATAATCGCCGCAATGTGTCGGTGAATTTCTGTGATAGCAATCAATGCGCCCAGTGAAATTGCAACGGCGATTGAAGCGATTCCTTTTGCTGTCATTTATGCCATCTCCATATCAACGAAAATTGATTTTGCTTGTGAGCCGTCCCATTCCCATTTGATTTCGTTTTTGTTCAAAACGTGCATCACCTTGGCAGCAAGCGCTGTGTCACCCAAATTTTGGTGGCACAAGTATCCGCCATCGTTTGTGGAAAAACGCTTTGACAATTGATAAATTGCTGGCACGTCATCGGGGATTTTGACCCCGTTTTCTGGTTCGCAACCAAGACAGCAACCTTTGAGGCTGGTATTGACTACGATTCCCAATTCTTTTAGTTCTTTTTTGGTTGATTTCCAAGTTGCGTTCATTTTGATTTGTCCCTTTCTGTTTTTATTCTGCTAATAGGTATTTGATGAATTCTAGATTTTTGATGTCTTGCCCGAATCCGTATTGAATGATTTCGTCTTCGGTGTAATTTTCCATTGCCATTTCTGTTCTTTCAATTGCCCAAAGAATTGACAATGTTTGGCTGTTTGTGAGTTTTAGTGTTTTCATTTTGTGTTGTCCCTTTCGTTTTTTGTTACATCTACAGGCTAAGACGAGTTCTACACGAGGGGAAGCCAAAATAACGTGTTGTTATCAAAACGTTATAAATGCGAGATTGCAATGGTGGCGCCTGTTTCCCGCCCGTCTGCGTAATGTTTGCGGGCGACAATTTCGACAATTTGCGAATCATCCCCCCAAATCACCCCTGATTGACCTACCCCATCGCCTACCGCCCGAATCAATTTGTCCAAATCGGGTGGCACGATTGGCAACGCACGTTTGCTTTGTGAAACTGATTTGGGGCGTTCTAAATAGAAATCCACCTCAAGTTTTATTGGACCGAGGTGGATGTTCTGATTTGCATACGCAAGACAAGCAATTTCAATTGCCTTGCGCCATTTTTTTAGATTCGCAGATTGTGCTTCGACAATGCGACCATTGAAAACTCGCTTTGAGCCTTGTGGCGTAGGTCTGCCGATAACTTCAAGAACAATCACATACCAATCTTAGAACGGTGCGTCTGCTTTTTTGATTTGAGCATTGTTGATGTGAATCGCAGCAATTTGCTTTGGCTTGTTATCGCGCCCAGTAAATTCTTCCAATTTCACCGACAAATCGCCCGTGACTTCAACAATGTCACCTTCACGGACTGAATCTTTTGTCCATACGGTTACCCATACGTTGTAATCTTCTCCATCTTTAGTTTTTCTTTTTTCTACGCCTTTGAATCCGTATCCCTGAATCAATCGAGAAACTTCTAATTCGGCTTTGATTTTCATTTTGTTGCCTTTCTATGTTCTGGGAGAACACAGTCCGAATGACCGCAAATAGCGATTCCTTCGATGACTGGTTTTCCATTTTCTGTTATCGGGGTTACCAAATCTTCGGCATAATTTCCCTGCCAAATCAAGCAATCCCCAATCCTTGTTTGTTTGCGTGTCCGACAATCCGCGCAAACGTCTGGTGTTTTGCGCGTGGTATTGATTTCCCACACTATTCCACATCTCGGACATTGTTTTTCCATTTCCTTAGCTTATACAAATTGGGCATAATGCAAGGTTTTTGCCGTGTTGGCATTTAGGCGCGGGCGCGGCTTTTTCTTCCAATGCACGCATTTCAGCCAAATACGCATCAGTTCGGGCTTTTTCTTTTACCCTGCGTTCTTCGTTTGCTGCCTTGATTTCAGGCAAATTAGCCACATTTAGCCAAGAATCGGCATTTAGCCAAGAAGCGGGGTATTTTGTGAATTCGGGCTTACGTGTCGGGTCATTTATGTAACCCTGAAGCCCTGCCATTATGTCTTCAAATGATGCTCGTTTGAGGGCTGATTTGAAAGCTTTTGATGCTTTGCCTTTGTCTAACTTGCGTGGGTATGCGTTCCAAAACTCATCAAACAAACTCGCTTCTTTATTATGGTTTTCTTTCTTAATAGTGTTCTTATATAGCGGATTTTCCGTCATCGGTTTATCCGTTGTCGGAAAACCCGACGGCGGTGAAATCGTTGAAAAATCAGGGTCTTGCGTAATCCAAACGACTTCTTGAAATTTGCCGTTAGACACGGGTTGCTCACGGCGTAGATAACCCAATGATTCCAATTCATTGATTGCCGTTCGAATGGCATCTCGACCTTCAATATTCATTTGGGCAATGCTGTAGATGTTCAATTGCCACCCTTCAATGTGACTCAATAACATCGCCAAAATGCCTCTAGCTTTGAATGTAAGGCGGCTGTCACGCACCCAAGCGTTAGGTATTTGAGTGAATTGGTCATCAAATGAATGATGCCCTCTAATCAATGGCATTTTTCTCCCCTTTGTATAAATTGATTTTGCCTAAAATGTGTTTGATTGGGATAATGCGCCCAATTGACGCGTTAGATTCTTGATTCGAAATGGGTTGCCGAACTTCGGGCGGGTCTGTATCTCGAATTAGCTCTTTCAATGCGTTTGTTTCAATGCAAATGAAACCCCTTCCCGTTGGCGATGCGAAAACCCAATAATCCGCTTCTGTGGTATTTATACCAGACGGCTTTTTATCTATCGCACCAGCAAGCCGATATTGCCACGTTTCAACATAAACATTTCCCGTTTCCCAAACGCGATAATCCGTTTTGACTTCGATGCGACTGCCTTCAAGGGATTGTAGAAACGAACCCGTGAGCTTTTCACCTACTTGCCCGCGAGAAAAATCCAAATCAAACGCTGGTTCATACGTCATCCGTGTAACCTCACGCGTTCAAATGCTTCACGTGCTTTTTTATCTCTTGCACCGCCAGCCCATCGCCCAGCGTTGTAATACAGCGATTTCAAATTTTCCAATTGTTGAATTCGTTGCTTGCGTATTTCTTTTTCTTGTTGTGATTCAGCGCGTTCTACGTCAATTGCACGTTCGCGCATTTTGTATGCCAATGTTTCAATGTCCATTCGTTGCCCCTTTTTCATTTTGTCATTCTATGATTTTTTGTCCGTCTTGTGTCAATCTAACCCAAGTGCTAATCTGCGTGTCCCAATAAGGTTTAGAAAAATCGTCATACGAATTCAATTTCCAACCTTTTTGTTTTGCATCATTAGCAATCGCAGAATTAGATTCCATAGCAAAATTCAAATAGCCACATACACGCAACAAATTATCAAATCGGTCTAATGAGCGTTTTGGCGTGCCACCCATTCCACGATTTTTCCTGTGATGCGTTTGCAATGTATCCGTATCGCCACAATGCGGGCAATAAGTATGCGTTGCAATTGCTAATTTGATTGCTTGGTTTGGTGTCATAAACGGCTTTCTTGATTCATCAATTTAGCTTGTGTTGCTAACACCATTGATGCTGTTTCGATTGATTTGATTTTTTGTTTTATTCTTGACAATTCAGCACGTCTAAGGTCGCGTTGCAAACGTGCATCAGCAGATTCTAATTTTGCTAATGCCGTTCGGTCTGCAACTGTGCCATTTGAGCGAATAAACGCTTTAGATTCAGCTGTGTCTAATTCGTATTCAGCTTCCGCTAAAGCGCGTTCGGCTTCGTATAAAGCGTTAGCACCCTTATTGTTTTCCTGTATCAGTTCCGCTAGTTGTTTCTGTATCTCCTGAATCATCTAGCACCGCCAATAACAAATAAATAAGTTCTTGATTCCAAAATCGCGCTTCAACATTGTTACCCTTCAATCGAGCCATCAGAAACGCTTCTTCCAGTTCCTGAAGCTTGGCTCTTTGCAAAGTGGTCAGCATATTGTTTTAGCCTATCTAGCACTTCTTTTGGTGCATTGTTTGCTCTCGCTTGTGTGTAAAGTTCGCGCAATTGTTCAATTGATGAAACATTACCAGCTTGTTCCAACCATTCTTGCGCGGCTACCTTTGTCATTTCTTCGCGTGATGCTCGTTTTGACCCGCTGTAGATGTAATTGGCAAGGCATCGCCCAATGCTGGACGTTTCGCATCGTTCCAAAGCAAACGGGTCTGTATTGCGTTCAGACGCCCAACCAGTTGTTTTTGGTAAATTGTTTTTTTGGTCTTCGGCGTTCAAATACATACGTGTTTCAATCACCCACAATTCAGTATCAATTGTGTGATTGATTGTGACGATTCGAGCGTCTTGGCTGTTTTCCGCAGCCCAAAATACCTTCAATCGTTCTTCAACTGTTGCGTATTGTGACAAATCAAATTTTGCCATTTGTTTTCCTTTCTATTTTTTCTTGTGTACCACTAAATAAGGCATTCCATCGCGTTTGGCTTGACGTGAAACAATTTTGTATCGTTTCCCTTCAACTTCCATATACGCTGCTTTGGCTTTGCCCATTGCATCCATAACTTGTAATTTTATGTAACGCAATTCTTCTGCCGCTTGGTCATACTTTTCTTGTGCTGTAACCAAAAAATGAAGATTGTCAATTTCAACCTCATCATCATTGATTAGCGGGTGTTCTTTTCTAACGGCTTCGTATGTTGCTTCTGAACCATCCCACGCGGGCTTTTGGTCAGCGATTAGGCATTGATAAAACTGAGTTGCTTTTTGACGTTGCACCTCAATTTCAAATTCATCGCGGTCAATCCAAATGTCATACCAAGTCATTCCAGCAACCGCAACCAAAACGGCGCGATTCAATCCCAAAATGTCAAGGTAATGCTGAATTTGTGCAACGTATCCAGCGGGTGCTGTTTCCCAAGTTTGGCGTCCCGTTTTGACCTCAATCAAAATCAATTCGCCCGTTTCTTTGTGTCGCGCTAAAGCATCTGGGTTAGCGTGTCGAAACGGCAACATTCCGCATTGATAAGTGCCAGTTGTAAAGACTTCGTATTCAGGATGTTCTTCTTGCCACAATTTCAAAATTGGTTCTTCAAATGCTTTTCCAAATCGCATTGCCCAATTTTCTTCTATAACGGCAGGAATTTTGCCCGTTTTCTTAGCCCAAAGTGAATAAGCGGATTCGAACGGATTCAATCCGCAAATAGAGGAAATGTCCGAGCCACCGATAGAGTTTTGGCGATGTTTGTGCCATTCGTCTGACCCCGGTTCGAACACGCCCAATAGTTTCGCGTTGTTCATCGTTTCTGGTGCGTGTATTTTCAACATACCGCTATTCTGAGACAGCCCTACGACATTTTGCAAGGAGGCTCAGATGGCGCGTTTTGACGAAAAACATTACAAACTATTAAGAGCAATCCACGCAAATGGGGGTAGCCCGTGCGAATCAATGCCTGAATTATTTTTCCCTGAAGACATTTCAGACCCTACGCGAAAAAAGTTAGCTACTATTTTGGCTAAAAAAATCTGCAACACGTGTCCAATCAAAATGGAATGTTTTAGATATGCCGTTGAATCTGGACAAAAATATGGCATCTGGGGCGGAACGTCACCTAACGAACGCTAAATGAAAAACCCCCTGTGATAGTGAGGAACCACAGGGGGCTATGTTCAAGGGGACAAATGAACAATCACATACTACTACTTTTTGAACGCCACGCTAGTCAAAATGCTCAAAAATCCTGCACCCAATGAAACAGACGCCAAACTAGCCCAATCAATCATAAATAGCCCAATTGAGCCAGACCCTATAAATGCCAATGCTGCTTGAGCTATTGTTTTGATAGCTCGCTCGCCCGCGTATGACCAAAATTCCAAACTAAACATCTTCATCCTGCTTTCTGATTTTTACATCTTCGTAAGTAGCAAAAGCAGTATAAGCGGTCAGAATGATAGAAATCAGCGCAACGCCACCAATAATCAATTCACGGCTAACGGAACTGTCTGCTGCGTATGTGGCTGCGCCAAACATAATCATCAATGAAGCAAGGAAAAAAGACAAATAAATTAGCCTACGTCTATGTTTCCAACTAGGCATTTTGTTTGTTCATCCACGCAATTGGGTCTACTGGAATTTTGCCACGAACTTCCCAATGTAGATGTTTGCCAGTAGATGCGCCTGAATTGCCCATAATGCCCAATTGGTCTTTTTGCTTTACACGCTGACCTTTTTTCACTTCAATGCTGTTTTCTAGCAAATGAGCAAAAATGTGCGTAGCACCAGAAACACCACGCATTTTGACGAACCATCCGTATCCGCCACCAACCGCAGTTGATTTGCGTGCTTCAATAATCAATCCATTTTCGGGCGCAATGATTGGGCTAACAAGCGGTTTTGTTATCAAATCAACGCCTGTGTGCAAACGTTTTTTTCCTGTAATTGGGTGAGTTCGCCATCCAAACGGAGAAGAAATTTTGTATTTGTGTGCTGTCGGGGCTACGATTTTCATCTTAATAAACTCCACATTGCAGCAATGAAACCAGTCAATCCAGCACCCAAAGCCGAAAACGCAAGCTTTTCAATCCATTCAAACCTTGCAAGCTTTTGCTCAACGCTATTCATTCGCTGTGGCAAATCTTTCAGGTTTTTTATGTCTGCGACAAGCTCAATTTGAACTGATTGAAGTTCTAAAAGCTTTTCGTAAATGTCTTTTTGAGTAATACGGACAGATTGTGTTTCGTCTGCCATTGTTATCCGATGATTGCTTTTGCTTCGTCTTCTGTAAGACCAAGTGCTTCTAATTTTGCAATTGCAGACGCTTTGGCAGCAATTTTTGTTTGTTCGGCGGCTTCACGTTCTGCCTGTTCCTGAGCAGCCTGAGCAGCATCAGCTTCACGCTGAGCGATTTCCTCAGCGGTTAGGGGAACGATAGATTCCCTTTCGCCCTCTGGCTTTGAAAGGTCTACGATAATTTTCACTGGGGTTTCCATTGTTCTATCCTATCTAAGAGATGATGTAAAGGCTTGCGGTTGAGTTTTCGACTAAATTTAGAGAACTATCGCTAATAGTCAGCGAGGTAATGACATTGGTGTTATTCCATCGCCCTGCTGTAATTTGTTGCCAAATAGTATCGGCAGTAGAGGAATTATTTTCCACGACAGTATCTATTGAAATAGACTTAGCCGCACTTGTGGCGTAATTGCTTATGTAAATTAGATTGTTAGAAAATGTGCTTGCTGTCGTAGATACGCCGTTTATTGGGAAAACGATTCTGTCCTGATTTGTCTCGTTATCAGAACCAGCCGTAGCTCCATTTCCATACAGGTTTCTTTGCGAGTAGTTGGTTCCACTTACTTCGCCGTTTATGTGCAACCTGACATTTCTTACGCTTCCGCTACCGGTTGGTAATCTGCCGCTAACCAAAACCAGAAGGTCCTTTCCTGTGCCAGCAATTCCAGTAAAACTTATTGAAGCAGCACCGCCCGAACCGACTGTTACTGTGCTTACAAGTGTCATAGCCATGATTAGCTCACTATTCCGTATAGGTAAAAAGTTGTTCCACTGGCAAAGCTATTAGTTGTAGACCGAACTTCAACACTTGTAATTGCACTTGTGTTAGCCCATATAGCAGCAGCAGCAATAACCCCATAAACACCATTACTATTTTCGGAAATCAAAACTGTTTTGTGTTTATCTGTAGCCGAATAATCCATTATCTGAAAAATTTGATGATTACGCTGTTCGGTATTTGAAAAAGCTAATTCAGTTGAAATAACTGTTTTTGATGTTCCAGTAGAAGAAGAAGCGGCTGTTCCGCTACCCCTCATTCTTACAAAAGAATAATTAGTTCCAGAATCAGAATTGAAACGCAAATCGGCGTTTATTTCTCCGCCATTTCCCAGACCGTTCACTACAACAATCAAATCTCGATAACTAGCGGTGATTGAGGTAAATGAAACAGAAGAACTGGCCGTTCCTAGAACATTACTTGCTATCAAATCATAAGTCGGGGTTGGCATAGTTTTTCCTTTCCCTGCCTACTTGATACCGTAAATCGAAAAGCGTGAGCCAGAAACAAAACTATCAGAACCAAAAGGCTTGACTGTAATTGAAGTAACAGCAGCGGTATTATTCCATAAAGTGCTAAATAAAAAGATGCTGCTGTTTGGGGCACCAACCGCCCCGGTCAATGACCTAATTGTGGTGTTCTTATTTGTGTTTGTATAATCCAAAATGTCAATAATTCCAGCACCAAAAATGTTCGCACCAGCATTACCACCTGATGCTAAATAGAGCACACTTGCTTGAGTCGCATTCAAAGTGCTGCTAGAGGTCACATTTGAGCCATCGCCTCTGAGCCAATGTCTTGAGTAATTTGAACCAGAATCCCCATTTAGCCTAATTGCCATTGTTTGTTCTGTGCTGTTATCCCTACCAACGACACGAACCTGTAAGTGCTTATAGGTCTGGTCAATGTTGCTGAATGTAACAGTTGCAGTAGTTGTGCTCAAAACAGTAGTTTCAAGCAGGTCAAAAGAACCACCCCCACCTGCTGCACCTGCTCCTGCAACAGCAAGAACTCCTAAAGGAATAGGCATTAGACAGTTATCTTTCCAACTACTCGGTAAGTGTTAGCAGCAACCTTTTGAACAGTTGCAGCATTGTAGGTTTGGTCAATCTTGAAGGTCACGCTTGTTCCCGCAGTACCGCCACCTGCCCAATCGGTCACGCCAGTTCCCGGTGCGATGGTGACAGTTCCGCCAGCGTTGCGCCAAACGGTGATTGTGTCCCACGTTTGCAACACGTCAGGAATTGTGATGGTTACAGCAGCAGTTCCATTGACCCAAATAGTTCCGTTTTCCAATGCAGCCGTTGCGGTCATTGATGTTGTCGTAGCAGTTCCGCCAAAAATTACTTGTGTTCCAGCAATTGAAAGCGATGGCACATTCACGTTTAGCGTTACGTCACCCGAAACACCGCCACCTGTCAAACCAGTTCCCGCGGTTACGGATGTTATGTCACCCGCTGAAAGCGGGTAAATAGTTCCCCATTGCGACCCGTCCCAAATTTCTACGCTATTGGAATCGGTGAGGTATGTATGCATCCCTTCAACCAATACAGACGTGCCTAAAGCTGACCCACGAGCCGCGGTGCCAGAAAATACCATCAATGTTTGGTCTTGCAAATAACCTTGCACATTGGCTGCGGTAAGGACTTCTCCCGCTGTAAATACTTTTCTACCTAAAACTGGCATTTTTCTCCTAGAAGGCTAACGCGTTGCCTGAATCAAGCTTACCAAATTCAACGTCATTCAATACGAACAAAGCAAAGTCCAGCGTGGCGAATCCAAGTGTCAAAACGTGGTTGTTCAAATCAATGCCGTGAGCAATGTTGATGATTTCGGCATATTTGGTTATTGAAGGTGGTATCAAATTCGGGGTAAATTTGATTTCAAGCACATCGCCCAATTCTAAATTCAGCAAATCAGCTTGTTGTTGAGTTGTCAATTCGTCAAGCAATATATCTACCGAATCAAATCGGTATTCGGGTTCGCCGTATTTTTGAGCATAAAAATCAGCTAATTCTTCCAAATCAGCGTTTGAATTTATAAGCAAACCAGTTCGGGTCAAGTTATAAATGCCGTATTCTTCAATTGAATCTAAATTAGTGACTGTCACTTGAGTGTTGGTAATTGCGCTTGCAATGACAATCTCATTTGCTAAAAATTCAGACCCGTATTGAACTTTGATTGATTGATAAGGAATACCAGTCCCGTCATCTGCCAAAACAACACCATCTGACATTGGCGCTTCGATGCGGTCACGAAAAACTACTTGCCCAGCTTTACCGATGAAAAAAGAACCTGGTTCGCTTTGTTCAATCAAACGGAAATAAGACAATGCGTTTGTATTATCCGCAATTGTGTCAGCGCCCAATGTCATCAATCCCGTGTCAATTTGTCGTTCGGATGTCGGCCAATTGATTTCAGGTAAATCTAAAATGGCATTGATTCGTTCGCCTGATTTTTGAACTACGTTTGTTCTTTCAGCAATTGTTTGCAAAGCAAATGCAGCCGTAGCATCAGAACAAGCAGCTGCCGCGATTGAATCCCCATTTGTTTCGTAAGTCAAATTCCAATCGTCAATCAATCCATAAAATTGCACAACGTTGCCAGATGAAATTCTGATTTGACGTTTTGGAACAATCTGTCCCGCATAAGGACTTGCAACAAATTCAGGGTCAAAAGTTCTGTCATTGTTATTGAAAACAACATTTGCTAAACCTTGGTCGTATTGGTCTAATTCCCTGTTTTTACCTCGCTGAATAGCAACAGAAGTCACGTAATCGGTAACGTCATAAAACAATTCTCCACCCAATACAAATTCGGTGTTATTCAATACGCCTTCAACGGGGTCATCTAAACGAAAAAATGGACCCGTGCCAGATTCAGTAAGGTCAAACCCAATTTCTATTTTTTGTGTTGGCATTGACATTAGATAGCCGCAATTCCTCTATTCAAGCCACCGCCACCGCCGATGTATTTATTGATTGCAGCAGAAATAGCAGCACCAGTCATTGATACAGATTTCGTTGGGTCTGTTTTTACCGTGTTGTTGATAATAATTGTTGGTTTTTGTGTTTGCGTGGGTGTTGGCAATACTTGAATTGTCGGTGCAGTTGTGGAAGGAATTGTCGGTGTTCCAACGTTGAAACCAGCAATTTGTTGTTGTTTAGCCAAAATTTGGTCAAGCAATCCAATAAATTTTTTCACGGTTCCTTCCAAACCGCCCAAATTTCCTTCCAATTCAAGCAATGCTTCATTCATAGCGTCTTTTATTTCTTGAACTGTTTCAAGGTATTTTAGTTTTGCTTCTTTCATTGTTTCATTCATACGAGTCAAAGCTTCGGCAAATGCTTCATCGCGTGTTTTTGCTGCTTGCGTCATTGCTTCGCTGAAAGAATCTTGAATTGTTTTTTGCGCTTCAACATAATCAATTTGTGCTTGTGCAAGCGCGGCAACTAAATCAGATTGTGTTTGTGAAAAAAGACGTTTCAATTCAGTTGTAGCCAAACCAGTCTTTTCATACATTGTTTTTGCCAATGAATCCATACCCGTTTCGGATTCTGTTTCCAAAGCGCCAAACAATGATTTGAGTTCATCTTGTGTTTCAGGGGTTGCCGTCAAAATAGCCGTAGCAAGCTCATTGCCAGCTTCTAATCCCGCCCCCACGACTTGCTCTATAAAAGTCTGTGAAAACCCGCCAGAAGCCAAGCTAGCCGCATTGGCGACCAATTGGCGCGATGCCGTCAAGCGGTCACGAAGGTTTTTGACCAAATTATCTACTGATTTGGCAATGTCTTCTGAATCGAAAAGGCTTGCCACATTGACGCGGACAGATGCCGCAAACGCATCACGCAAACGATTGATTGATGTAGCAATAATGTCTGCTTGACGTTTAGCAAAATCAGCTTGAATATTTGCCAAATTGACATTGTGTTGCTTCAATGCATTAGCTAAAGATTTATCTCTGTCTGTTTCTGCTTTTACAACTGATTCAGAATAATTTTTTGTGGCTTTAGCGATTGTGTCGTCATAATCTTTTTTAGCACGCGATACGGCATCATTGTATGTTTTTTGTGCTTCACCAAGTTTTTTCTGAGCGTCTTTGATTATTTTTTGAACTTGTTCAAATGCGCTTGGTCCCGATGCGCCACCACCACCGCCACCGCCAAACGTGTCATCAACATTTGGCGTTGCGTTTGGTGCTACAAAACCTTTAGCGATGTTTCTGAAACGATTCATTTCACCAGCGGTTGCGTTTATTTCATTACGCAGTCCGTTTAGTTTGATGTTATTGAAACGATTGATTTCACCGCGTGTTCCAGCAGCTGAAATTCCCATTGCTTCTAATTGCGCTGTAACTCGAGCAATACCATCGCGCGCTAATTGCTTATTTGCCTCTGTGCCATTTTCTAATGCGTATTGATACTGCTTCAAAAGTTTTTGCAAAGATTCAACCCTGCGAGCTTGTGCAGCTTGTGCTTCAGTCAATCCTTCGGTATTTACTTTTGAACCATAAACTTCATTTGCGTAATCAGACATTGAACCGACAAATAAAGTCACACCAGCAGCAACAGCAAACCAAGGCAATGCTTTTAGCGCGGTAGCAAAAGCGGTTGTAGTTCCAGTTGCGGTGACAACCTGCGTTTGTAGCAATACCAAACCAGCTTGCCACAATGCGGTTGCGGTAGTAACAGCTTTGAATCCAATGTAAAGCGTTGCCACAACGGCGGTAAATGCAGCAATTGCATCTTTGTTTTTGACAACCCAACCAACAAAATTGACTAGGTTCTTTATTGCATCAATAATTGCTTGCGCCAAATCACGAACTGTTTGCGTTCCGTCTGGTGATGCTAACCATTTTGTGAAATCTTGAATAGCGGGCAAAACTTCAGTTCTAAAAATTTCTCCAACTTCAGCAGCAGCAGGTGCTAATGCTGCTTCCAATTGTGGAGTTATTTTTACAATTTCATCAGTAAATTCTTTGAATACTGGCAACAAAGCACCGCCAACAGCTTCGCTGACGTTATCAAATGCCAACTTCATCACATCAGATGCTTTGGCAGTTGCTTGTGCCGTGCCACCTACCTGCGTTTCAATTGCACCAAGGATTAGATTTTGTGCTTCAAGGATTTGTCCCGATTCGACCATTGCCTTGATTTTTTCTTTTTCGGCTTCGGTGAATGTGACACCCGCACGGCGTAATGCGGTTAGACCTTTGATTGGGTCTTGTAAAGCTTTTCCAAGCTGAATTGCATTTGATTCAGCTGAGCCAAAACCAGCAGCAGCCAAATCCAAAGCTGCCATCGTTGCGCGGTCAAATGCGCCACCTGCTTCATCAGCAGTTTGTCCCAATTCTTTGAATGTAAGAAGTTTGGCTTGTGTTGCCTTGATTACTTCGGCATCAACCGCAACTGTTAGCTCATTTGCTTCAGCGAAAGCAATTAGCCTTTGAGTAACGCCAGCAGTTTGAGTTCCAAATAAGCCCATTGACTTATTGACTTGTTCAAGGCGATTGTTTGCCTGTTGCACATTTTCAGCAGCAGCAATTGCATCACTACCAAATCGAACTAAAGCAGCAGCACCCGCGACTGTGGCAGCACCAACGGCAGCAAAAGCAATACCAATGTTTTTGCCAAAATCAGCAAATTCTTTTCTGGCGGCTTTTATTCCTTTATCGTCCCAAACGGATTTGAGGACTACGTTAGTTTTTGCCATTTATTTCCAAGCCTTGTCTAGATATTCTTGAATGATTGCATCAATGTCGCGGGTCACTTGGTCAATTTTGCCTTCTAAAGCTCGCCAACCAAAACGTGATGCATCACCGTATCGTTGCCTCAGCACGTTTATCATATTTGTGCCTTGTCCGTTTATAGTGTGCTGTCTAGCGCCAATTTCGCCATTGCGTTTCCTGTAAGGGTATGCGCGTGTTTTTTTGCCGTTTCGACCACCTGGACCACGCCCCGCCATATCAGCAAGTGAAACAGCGGAACTGTCAAGAATGATTTTAGCAATTGATGTTGTCAAACTAAATCTGGATTCACGAATTCCAGTTGTGATGCGAGTGCTGTTTGGTCCTTTGACTTTGCTTCCGCCAGCGTGTTTTCCGTTACCCAACCAATTCAAACGCCCTTCATTGATGCTGTAAGACGTTGCACCAGTTCGGCGGCTTTCGCGTTTGATAACGTAACCAAATCCAGACATAGGCGGTTGGTCAGGAATCAATCGTTTTATTTCATCGTCAATCGGTTTAGCGATGTCGCGAACTCTGTCCCTAAATTTTCTTGATAACCCTTTTTCTAACGTGTCTAGCTTTTTCAACATTTCTTTGATGTCTTTAGAAGACAATTCATAAACTGGTTTTATCATCAGACACCTCGTATCAATTCTAACTAACAAAAAACCGCCCCAATTATGAGGCGGTTTTTATTTGTTTAGTTCTTGCGCTCGCCATACTAAATAGCGACCCATTGTCCAAAGCATACGCTCATCAAGTTCTAGTAATTCTTTTGGGCTTATTTTGTATTCATAAGCCAAAGACACTAAATACCAATGCGCGGAACTATCGCCTAGACCTTTGATGCTTTTGGGTCAGCCGCACCAATCGAAACAACCGATTCAGTCCAAGTATCAAAATCAACTGTGACTTGTTTTTCTCTGGCTAGTGCTGACCAAGCAAGCCAGAGCAGGTGAGTTACTTTCATTTCCTGCCCTAGCTTGGCAATGCTGATGTTGAATTCAGATTCGAATTTCACCATATCGGACATAATTACTTTCACGTCTTTTTTGGTTCCGTCTTCGAATTCAACTTCCAATTGCATTCTCATCTTGGTTTCCTTTCGTCTATTGAGTTATTTATGCAGAAGTGCCGCGTGATACAGCACCAGTGATTGTCCAAGTTAGGTTCTGCACGGCGAGGTCACCGACTGCACCCGAAACTGGGGCAACGTTGTCAATCAAAGCAGTGAATTCGTATTTTGGCGTGTTGGTGCCAGCTGGTGTTCCAGCAGGAAATACGGTTACGGTTGCGATGGTGTTGAACAGGTTGTAAAGGATGCCATCAAGTGCGGTAGATGCATAGTCATTGTGCATAGACAAAGTAACGCTTCCGCTCTTTAGTCCGCCCTTGTAAGTCCGCCAGCCCGAATCTCCAAAGCTGGTGGTTTCAATTGCATCCGCAGTTGTGGTCAATTCAACTGAATTGACGTTCTGAGAAATTGCAGTTCCGTTTAGTTGAACAACAACATCCGTCAGGATTTGCTTTGCCATTTATTTTTCTCCTATGTGTTAGCTAGCTAAAACACGAACATTGAATTCGGCAGCTGCGTAATTTATGTCTGAAATTAGCACCGAACCATAGTTCGTCATTTCGGACACTATGCAGTCGAAGGCCTTGCCGCCTAATGTCCTATCTGATTCTACCGCAAGACTAATAGACGAACTTCCCGTGCTTGAACAATAAGCATCAAGGTTTGTTTGTGCGCTTCTTTCATCCACTTTTCCAACCAAAATTTGAACGCTGAAATTGTATTCAGTCATTCCACGTTTGAAATCTTGATGATATTGAACGCGATTCAATTGAACAATGGCAATCGGTGGATTTGGGTTGTCTGGAATAATCGCTGAAGTCCTTAGTCCAGAAATTGTTGCAAGATTAGCAACTAAACCATTACGCAATTCTGTAATGGATGCCATTATGCCAGCCTAAATTTCCGATACGGCTCAATAAGGTGTTGAACATCTGGGTCAAGACGATAACCAACACGGATGCTTCCCATTTCGCCTGAAATGATTCCCAATGGAGAATCCAAGCGTTTGAAAATTCTGCCAGCCAAAATGATGGTTGCTTGTGTTACGGCAATAGGCACGCTAGACCATCCCCAAACACCCGTTAGACGCACGGTGGCTTCGCCTTGACGATAAGGGAACAAATAGTCTTCAATCGCCCTTATTTGCGTGTAGGACGTCACCAAACCGCCCGCACGCCCGTTTAGGGGTTCTGCTTGCCAATCTGACGTGTCCCACGTGGTATCAAATGATTCGCCGTCTTCAGATGTTTCAACAAGACTTAGCGAAATAAAGTCTTCCGTAGGACAAACCCATTCATCAAGCGGGGCAAAAATTTTAGTTGCAGTCCCGCCGTTATAAAAATAGCGTTCGGTATAAGAATCAATTTGACGCGATGCAGATTCGACAGCCATTTCCAACAATGCGTCATCCACAGTATCCGCGTTTGCAATACCGATAGCGGCTTTGATTTGTGCAAGGGTTGCGTAACCATTACTTATAGCCATTTTTCCTCAATTTCTTCCACAATTATTCTAGTCCTCGAATTCTGGCTTTCAGTTTGGTTGTGCTTATGCCTTGCGTATAAGGAATGTAAATCAATGATAGGGAATTTATGTCCAACCAATCTTGGTCAAATCCCATTTGTTTGTAATAATCACGCTTTGCCCAATCAGAACCAATTGCAATAATGTCAGGCATCGCTTTAGAAATAGCAATGGTACTGTTTTCGCCACCTTCATTTGGGATTACTTTCCAAACATACTTACAAGCTTCCAAAACGGCTTTGCGTTCTGAATAATCCATAATTGGCGGCTTGCCTTTGTATTTAGTTATAAATTCATCCGTGTTTAGCGACACAATCACAGAACCCAATTCGTTGCATTTGCGAAGAAAATTGACGTGACCTGAATGAAACAAATCAAACGTGCCACCTGTGTAAATAATTAGTCCCATCGGTGTTCTCGTCTTCTTGTTAGCGACCAACCGTGGTCTGAATAATCATTGTTAGCAATCTTTTGTCTATACAAAGCGCCATTGCTTTGGTAAGTGTATTCGTTGCGAATTTCATTGTTGTCGTATTTAGTTGCTGAATTGATGTGATGCACTTTTGCTGGCAAATTTACTTTTTGAATTCCAGCATTATCAGCACGCCGTTCAAAATCATTGTCGCAATAGTAAAGCGGATAAAACGCTTCATCAAACAACCCAATGCGCTTCACCACTTCTTCGCCTAATACAAATGCTGACCAAACAGGCGAACAATCAGTAAATGAAATGGCATTTGGTTTTGCTAATTCGTCAATTGTTTTCAACGCGCCCGCTTCAAAACGGCAATCATCATTGACCAACAACCAACGCGATGCGTATGGCGTTGCTTTGATAATCAAATTCCAAGCAGCTTGCAATCCCAAACCGAATGGGACTTCAATGTGCCACGTATTTGTTACAAACGGCGATTCTTTAGGTTTCCAATTTTTTTTGCCTGAATTATTGACAACAATCAAATGTTCTACTGGATAATCAATTGAATCAATCAAAGCATCAGCTAAATCAAAACGACTTAGCGTTGGGAATCCTAAAACTTCAATCATTGCAATTCACGCAAAAATGGCATCCAATATTGATTCCAAACTTTTTGAGAATCAAATTGTTGAGCAAATTTTCTTGCTTTTTCTGAATGACGCCCTTCTGATTTGCTGACTTCGTAAGCGTTTTCCAATTGCGAAACGATTGAAGCAATTGATGGTGTTTTCCACCACGCCAATTGAGCTTCATCCCAAAACAATTGACCCGATACACGGAAGCCATCTTCTGCAATCAAATCTTTTGGTCCAGTCCAATCGGTAGCAATCACGCGTGTGCCACAAGCTTGCGCTTCAATGATTGGGATTTCGAAGCCACCGCCCAAAGACAATTGCAAGCAAACATCTGCTGTTGAATAGAAACCAGCCAAATCTTTGGCATCAATTCCAACCCTGTAATCAACTGGGTCTGGGAAAATGATTGAATTCATATCCAATCCGCACGCTTCAGCCAAACGCGGTAAATGAAACCCGCCATAAATGCCTTTTGGCTCTGTGTGAATGTATAAATAAGCGTTTGGCACTTTTTGTTTGAATACGGCAAACGCCATCAATGCTTCAGCAAAAGCTTTGCGATGAATTGATTTGTTTGCTTTATTTGCTGAATTCATTACAACCAAAAAATCATCTTCGCCCACGCCTAAAAATTCGCGTGCATTTTGTTTGCCGATTTTGTCGGTTGGTTTGAATGTTGAAACGGTATCAATTGAATGTGGAATGTAATGTCCCGCAATGCCGTTTTCTTCCAATTGTTCTTTGCCGAACGGTGACATTGCAACGGGTATCACGTTGTCTTTTTCTAACCATCGTTTGACCGCTGGTGGCATTGAAATGTGGTCTAACGGCACCCACGAAATGATTCGAGGAAATTCTTCTTTTTGCCAAATTTCTGGTTTCAAAGTCCAAACATCGCCCAATGTCAAAATGTAATCTTTAGCATTTGATTTGGCTGATTCGATTTTGTGAGCAACAGCTAATGAATCTTGCGACATCGGTTCGTAACCGCGTGCGTAATGCGGTATTTCACCAAACGCTGTTTTGTGTGTTGAATTGTTTCCTTCTAATCCCCAATTGGATGCGTGTGCAGCATTGACGCCGTGCTTGACAAGAAAATCCAAAAGGATTCCGATTTGCATTCCGTAACCCGTTGGTTGATACGGCGAATTTGACCACGTGGTGATTGTCAAATCTAATTTTTCTGGCTTCATAATTTCCTTTCTACCTACACAATAGCAAAAACCCCCACTTTTTGAGTGAGGGTTTTGCCAGAGTTTCTAAAGGTGACTATGCAGCCGAGCCTCGGAAAATCTTGAAGTGGTCTTGGTGCGAGAGGTTTCCGTCTACGCGAATCAAGAAACGGAAAACAGCAAGGTCATTTGCGAACTTGTAGTCATCGCTTCTATCTACTCTTAGACCGCCAGCAACGCGAACCTTGTAGCTTGGTAGGTAACCAAAACCAACAGATGCAGCAGCTGAACCAACAGCAGCCATTCCTGGGTTTTCATTTACCCTGAAGCCAAGTAGGGTGTCTGGCTGTCCAGCCTGAAGTGAAGGCTGGAATAGGTACTGACCATCGTTGTCCTTCAGCTTACGAGCGTTGCGGATAGCAGATGGTGACATTAGCCAACCAGTTCCCTGCAATCTGCGAACAGCGCCATCTACTGAATAGACAAGGTCAATCAGCTGGTCTGCGGTGAATAGACCACCAGCAATTGTTCCAGCTACACCAGTTCCAGCTGCGGTTACGATACCAGTTGGGGCATTGCTGCCACCTGCACCAGTTGTAAGAGCAGCATTGATGGCAACACCGATTGAGTTACCAGCTGCACGAGCTAGAACCTCAGCGATATCTACGCCACCATCTTCGATTAGCTCTCGAGCTACTGGAACTAGGAAGCCGTACTTCTTTGCGCCAAGAGTGATTGAGCTGAAGGTTGGCTCTGACTCGTCAATCTCAGCACCTGGTGCTTCGTAACCAGCGGTTCCGTAAGCGGTCAGGGTTGGAATCTTTAGGTCTTCACCAGACTGGGTGTTGAATACCTCAGAAACATCTAGCATTGGTCCAACCTCACGAGCAAGGTCATAAACTCTTGCAACGAAAGACTGTGGTACTACACCAGATGAGTTTGATGGGGTTAGTGTTCCACGAGTTTCGAAGTTGTGAGAACGAATCTCACCTCTTGCAAGGGAACGAACGTAGTCGTAGTCAGACTTGTTTGTCTCGGCTACGGCAAAGTCGGAAGAAGCAGCGGCGGCTTTTGCCTCGCGCTCTTCTGCTCTGCGAATTGTCTCAATTGCAGCTGCACGCTCGTCAAGCTCAGAATTGATGCGGTCAAACTTCTCTTGTTCCTCAGAAGTTAGGTCGCGCTTCTCTGTAGCGGCGGTGTCAAGAAGTGCCTTCGCTTCTTCCCACGCCTTTGAGCGAGCTTCTGCCTGTGCCTTGATAAAGGACTGTGACATTAGCTTTTCTCCTAATTTGTTGAATGAAATCCAGCCGCGCTAACGCTGAACTAGAAACAGGCGGTGCTGACACTCTGCCATTGTTTTATCTTAGCAAAACAAAATGCCCCCGCCGTATTAGCGAGGGCATCGTGTTCAATCAATTGAATTTAGTTTGTTTTTGCCTCATTTCTGATTTTGTCCAGTTCGTCTTGCAATTCGTTGATTTGATTATTGATTCGGTCAAGGGCGGCATATTGTCCTTTTCGGATGAAGCTTTTTGCCATCCTTTCCGCTTCGTGGATTTGGAATTCAATCATTTCGACCTTATTCATTTGTCCTCATTTCAATAACTGTTTGGCGATACTTTTCAGCCCATCGAGCCGCGGTTGATAAATAACCAGACCAAGCTTTTAGATTGCCCATAATTTTTTCGTTTTCCGCGTTTCGCAAACATTCAGCAATTTTGTCTGACATTCCGCGTAGAAGCATTTCTTCCATTTCTGATTGTGTGATTACTTTGTCCATTTTTGTCCCATTGCCTTTCTTAGTTGTAGTGCTTTTTTCCATAGACGATGAATTGCTCGAAATGAATTCCGTCAATCGGGCTGACGTATTTGCCGACAAATTCGGTTCCGTATCCGCGTGACATCAATTCCGCTTGTGCCATTCCTTCTGAATACGTGTAATTGGTAACAAGCACGTCTGTTTGCCATCCGTTTGCAGGTGTGCCCGCGATTGTTGCGACTTTGATTCCCACCTCGCCGTTGAATTTGATGAAACCAGCATTTGTCAAAACGCGTTCAATTCCGTTTGCTGAGGTTGCGGTGATTGTGTAACCCATTTTTGTCCCTTTCAATTGATTGATTATTGAATTGTCTAATCAATCTAACGAGGTTCTACACGAGCCTCAAGCCAGCCAAGGTAACGAATTTGTAACAAAAAAAGTCGCGCCAAATAACGGCAAGCCGACAGGTCAAACGCGACACGCCGAAAAGGGAAACCCCACAGGTAGAAAGGAAAAGACCCTGTGGGGCGGAACTCGCTAAATGGCTGTTGCGTAAAGGGGCTAACGCTTTTCTGCCGAATTGATTATGCGAGTTTCCCTTGTGGCAGCACTCGCCGATTGGCTGCCGATTGATTCGCCATCTTCATTGACGGCGAAACTTGGATTGTCTAATTTCCAAATTGCATCAGCCCATTTGTCTGCCAATGAATAAATTTCACCTACGGACGGGTCGCCTGCAATTTTGAGGATTGTTGCTTTGATTTGTTCTTTGTTTGCCATTAGTTCCTCTTTAGAAGCAAATCTAGCTGCTTGCGCTTTAGGTCAAGCAAAGTTGCTTCATCTTCTGTTTTTACTTCTTCTTGCTTCGGTGCAAGAGAATTTACTACCGTTTTGATTAGGTCAGCTTCTTGGTCAGACAAATCAGCGCCTTCTTCTAATTTCATTACGGCGTCTGCTAATTCATCAGCATCAACTTGAGCGCGTTTTGCAACTTTGTCCAATGAGCGAACCATCGCTTCTGTTTCTGCATAAGCTGGAAATGCCACAATGCTGACTTCGAACAAACGAACTGATTTGAGCGTGCGCTCTGTCATTTCATTGTTCCAAGAATCTTTTTGAACGCTGAATCCAAAACTCATTTTGTTCAAATCGCCACGGCGTAGCAATTCAGCCATATCCCTGCCATCGGTGGTGTTTGGCAAATCGGCTTCAACTTTCAAACCAGTTTCGTCTTCATACAAACGCAAAGTCTTAGCGCGTGAAGATGCCAACACTCGACCTGAATCGTGATTGACCAGCAACTTCACATCGTTACGAGAACGAAGGGAACGGCTAAAAGCACCTTGCTGAATTGTTTCAACGAATCCACCCAAATCTTCAGAACGTGAATTGAATTTAGCGGCATAGCCCACAAAAGTCATTCCATCGCCTTCTTGACGAATTTCAAAATCCGCTTCGAAGTTTCTTGTTTCTTGTTTCATTATTCCTCGTTCTTCTTCCGCTTTTATTCTAGCGACAACGCCTTGCGCGTATTCCATTGCCCGACGTGCAGAACGTTTGGTTGTTCCACCGCCCCACAATGCCATCGCGACAACACCCGCTGATGGGTAATTATCCGATTCAGGGTTTGCATCAAGTGAATCTAAATCAGACAAGTGACGTGCAATCCAAGCAGCGATGCGAACCCATTTGTCGGCTGATACTTGACCATCTGCCATTTGACGTGCTTCGCGAATTGTCCTATCAACCAATCCATCGCCACCTAAACCATCGGAATACCATTGCAACCCGCGTCTGGCGGATGCACGCATATACGTTGGCGGTGTCAAATTGATTTGACGCGTTTCATCTTCATCATCATCGTCTGGTGCTTCTGGCAATGAGTCAATTTTGGTTAGCGTAGAAAATTTGTGTGCAACAAATACATCCGTATCTTCCCAACCACCTACAACGCGCTTATAAATTTGAATCAGCGCAGCAGGGTCATCTGGTGTTCCTGTAACGGTGACATCTGCGTTTGGCACATTTATAGTTCCATCGCGTTCAATTTCAACGATTTCGCCACGTGCGCGTCCGCCTGACGAATTCCAAGAAACGTAATCACCGATTTCTAAATCTTCAGGCTTTGCGCGTTCGCCAGCTGGTTCGATGCCTTCGGCGATTGACACGGCAACCATTTGGTCAATTGCGCTTTGTTTGTCATTGTGACAACCGATAACTTCGCCGTCTTCTTTTTCGACAGCCCAACCGTCACAATCAGGGTTTGTGTTTGTTATGTAATAAGGCAATTACAACCTCGTAACCAAAACGTGCAATTCATTGTCTGTGGTATTTGAAATTGCCCAAACAGCATCGCCAGCAGCAATGTTCATTTGAATTGTTTCGGTATCTGGAACGTGCATTCCATTGGAAACGGTAACACCAGGGCCATTCACATAAATTTGTGAATTTGAATTGTGTTCGTGATTATGCAAAATGACTTGTTGAATTCGGTCTGATGCTGGAACGACCAATGTGGCAACTGTGCCAATTTGATAATGCGCGGCTATAAGTGACATTTAGTTCTCCAAATAAACTGATGATGGGTCTTCAGGGTTGATTTGTGCAACACCTTGAAGCTGGACGCTTGGGACACCTGTGTGAGCGATTGGTGGCAATCCCATTGCTTCAAGCGATTCTGCTGGGTCAAATCCTGCAACAATCAAACGTTGTGCCATCAATACGCGCCTATCAGTTGCAGACAAATCAGCAGCATCAATATTGACGTTTGCCAATGGCACGCGCAATACATCTCCGCCTTCGATTTTGGATAATCCTTCAGCAACGCGAGCATCATTTGAAGTCAAAATTCCAGCTTGAATACCTTGCGAATACGCGCTGAATCTTGATTGAACGTCACCGCGTAGCAACGAATTCATATTGAACTCGATAAATGCGCCCTGTCCATTTGGATAAATCTGCAATAGTGAAGACAAAGCGTTTTCAATGATTGCCACGTATGGGCGAAGCGTGTGAGTTACGAATTCAATTTGTGTTGCTTCAACCGAACTGTAAGTGTTTGTTCCGGGCAAATTCATCATATGACTTGGAATGTTCCAAATTCGGCACAAATCTTCAATGAACATTCTGCGCGAATCAAGCAACTGAGTTTGTTCTGGATTTACGCCAATGTCTTTGATGTCAAGCCCTGAATGTAACACCAAAGTCTTGTGTGCTTTTCTCCAACCGCCGTGGCGTGCATCAACCGATTTAGCCAAAACTTTTGCTTGGTCTTCTGTCAATGATTGTGGCGTTACCAATGCGTAATTGCCTGATGTGCCTTGTCCAAAGAATCGCTGTGCGTATGAATCAAGTGCTAAACCTAATCCCAAAGCATCTTTCATTGCTTCGACACGTGAAACACCGCGAACTTGCCCTGGGCGCATAACAGATTCCACAATGTGCAAAATTTGGTCTGACGTGTATTTCTTTTGTTCTGGTTCGTATTCGAACATTACACGTCCGACTTTGTTGCGATGCACTTTGACTTGTGTTGGATTCAGCACGGTCAAATTGATTGGAAAACCTTCTTCGTCACGGAAGATTCTTACGAAAGCATTTCCATCGAGCATCAAACTGGCAATGATTGAACTGATGAATGGCGTTCTATCTACGAATGAAATGTCTGGACGATTTACCCAATCTGGCTTTGGGCGCATCAAATTCTTTTGACCTTCGCGCTTTACCCAAGCGTCCATTGGCAATGTTGAAATTGTTCCAGCGATTAGCGAAATGGCAGAAGATACGCCAGCAAGTTTATAAACATTGTCTTCATCAATAAAAGTTCCAGAATTATTTTGAAGCTCAAAATCTAGCCCAGCGCCCCACAATGAATTGGGGGTTACCGCCCTACGTTCAAAAAGATTATTTAGCATTAGCGTCTTTCAATTGCAATCCCAAACAGGATAAAAAAAATGCCACCGATAATGATGCCCGCAGGAATAAAGATAAGCCCAACCCCAACGCTGGTGAGAATTGCACCAACTATTTGAGCGACACTTGCAACTTTAGAAGACATATACACCCGGCACTTGTTGTTCGGGTTCTATTCTAACTTGTAACGCTCTATCAACCGCGATAACAGCGGCAACGGCGGCGTCAATTCGCCTTGCTGAATTTCTGTTTTCTTTCACTATTCGGATTCCTAAATTGTCGGCTTTGATTACTGCATTGGACAAATGGCGTGCCAATAAAGGGTTGCCATCGTGTTTCAATCTTTTTTCTACCACAGCGTCAAAGAATTTGGCGCAAGCGGTAACCATTCTTTTGGCGTTTGTGGAAGGGTATTCAACAATTGGGTAACCTTCTTCTGCCAGCACTTGCATTGACCTTTGCCAGCGATACGGGTCACAAACGATTTCTTTTACTTTGGGATTAGCTGCCACAAATTCTCTGATTTTGTTTTCGACTTGCAAGATATCAACTCGCCAAGTGTCATCGTGGATGTTGGCTTCTTTTTCCCAAGCCTGAATCATAAACACTTGCGGTTCAGGTTCAATTGTCGCGCCAATCAAAACGGTGCTATCGCCAGAAAAAGAGCCATCAAATCCGATTATGTATTCTTTGTCTGATACGTCTAATTCTGATTCACAAGCTTCCCACGAGCCAGTTGGCAACCACGAAACGGCAGACGATACCCATTGCCCGCATCGTTTGGTTCTAAATTCTGGTTCTGGTGTTCTTTTCACCGATGATTCAAAATCTTCAGCAGAACAAATGTCACCAAATCCTGGATTTGCTATGCGCCACGTTTCTGGTTTGCGATGGTCAGCTTCAATCGGTGCTTCCCAAGATGCCATAAAAAATGTTGGGTCTTCAATTTCACCACGTGCAACTTTTTGTCCGTATTGATACAGCGAAAAAGCAATTGAATCTTGTCCAGTTGAATCGGTTCTAACTCCGGGTGTGGTGATGGCAATCAATGTTGCCAATCGCCCACGCGCACCCATAGCCAAAGACATAACATCAAACAATTCGCGATTTGGCTGTGCGTGTAACTCATCGAAAATGACGGCGGATGGATTCAAACCTTCTTTTGAATACGCTTCGGCTGATAGCACGCGATAAACAGAACCTTCAGACGGCAATTCAATTGCATCGCGGTAAAGTCTGGTTATTTTGCTAAGTTCTTCATTTGCTTCAACCATTCGCTTTGCGTCTTGAAATACGATTCGCGCCTGTTCTTTTTCAGCAGCAACGGAATAAACTTCCGCACCGCGAACGCCAAGAATTAGCGAATACAATCCGAAAATAGAACCAAGTGCCGATTTGCCATTTTTTCGTGGCATCAAAATCAGATTTATGGCGTGACGATACAAACCTTCTTCGCCAGCGAAAACGTGACGAATCAAATCTTTTTGCCATTCGCGCAAATGTAATTTGTCACCGACAAGCCCAGCAACCGAATCTTTTGTGACTACGCCAAAGTTTTCAGCGAAATCAATTACAAGGTCACCTTGACCTGATTCAAGCAGATTCGGCGGAACTGGTGTCAGCCATTGTGGTGGCCACAATTTGAGCCTTTCTTAGCTTTAGTTCTTCCAATTTGGATACTGCTTTTACTTCGGCGATACCTAAGCGACTTCTATCGCTGGGGGTGAAGCCTAGCAAAGACAAATTAGAAACAATTTGCCTATCTAATTCTCTCAAACCTCGCCTCAAACGTGGTTCATCTGTTTGCATTACCTTGACTCGAAGATTCCAACGCTCATCAATCATTTCGCACGTCATCAATAACAATTCGGAATCTGATTTAGCTGAAATCCAAGTGCTTCCCATTGACCAAATCTTGTCCCAAAATTCACGTCCGTATTTCAACAATGGACGCGCTGGTTCGGGAATCTGAGCAACGCCGTCAAGCAATACAACTTCGTTTTGATTTGGCAATGGACGTTTTCCGGGATTGCCGAGCATACGCTTTTGCTCAATTGGCTTTGATGGTCTTCCTGCGGGCATAATTATTTTCTCGGTGACAGTATTGGCAACAATGTTGCATCGGGTTTTCCAGCGAATTTGAAACCAACAGTTACGCGCCCGCGAGATGAAACCAAACCTTTTTGGCTGTTTGGTCCAACTTTGGCAACGCGTGACGGCTTACGAACCATTGTCCAATCTGGCGATGAATTCAACGCCCTGATTCTTGCTGGGTGTGATGTGGTTGTGTATGTATCGAAACCTTGAGCTTTCAACGCAGCACAAATTTGATTGACAAATTTGTTAGCGATGCCAACGCCTTGAAAATCAGGTAACACAACCGTTCGGCTAATTCGTTTTGCGTTTTGAATTTTGCCGTGGACTAATGGAAGAATTGCTGTCATAGCGGCTGGTTGTCCTTCGATACAAGCAACATAAATTTGGGCTGATTTATTTAGGTCACCTGTCAAATAGTGATGGCGACTGAATGTGTTCCACGCTTCATAGTTTGCTCGAAAAATTGAGAGCTGAATTGGTGGTCGTTGCCGAAGACCCTCCCATCGAAACGTGCCAGTATGTGGCTCGTAAGTCCAATCTGGTTGCAGCCATTCTTGGACGTCATAATGACAACCGACAGCAACGAATTTTTGCCCGCGTCTGCGAATGGTTTTTGCTATTGCGTGTGACCCGATTTTCGCCACAGTTCGGTCAATCACAGATGTGAATTCATCCACAACGGCAATTGAATCGGGACCTGTTTCAGCAAGAACACGTGCCATTGTCACGCGAAATTGCTCACCATTGGACAACGTGTGAAACGGACGCAACCAAGCTGGTGGCGAACTAAATCCCACAGATGACAGCAATTCTGTGACTTCGCGAATTGACATTGATTTGGGAAAATCGTCAATCACGGCTTTGTTTTTTGACCAAACGAAATTATCTAAATGCTGCAATTCATTTGGAAACATTTCTTTGGCGATTGTGGATTTACCTGCGCCCGAAGGTCCGACAATTAGCCCGATGTTCCAATCTCGCGAATTCAAATCGGGGATGTTCAAAGCAATTTCTGTTAGCGATTTTTCTGAAGGTTGCAAATCGAACATACCTTCAAGCTGCATTACACGGGCAGAACGCTCAATCGCAGATTCTAATTTGATTGTTTTCATATGACAATTGCCCTGACCTTAAATCCTTCTTTGCTGAATCTGTCCAAAAGTTCTTGCTGTTGAACTTCATTGGCACATTCAATGACAACTTCCCAACGCTCATCCCATTGCATTTCTTGAGTGTCGGCGATTTTGTCGGTGTTTTCTTTTTGTGCAAAGCCAAATTTTTCAATTGGGAAATCAGCTTCGTTTAGTTCTAACAATTGAACGCCAAGAATTTCTTCGTCCCATTTTGCTAATTCAGCGGTGCGATTGTCTGCCAAAGCGTAAGCTTTGATTTGGTCATCTGACCAATCGGCAGGAATTCGAACACAAGCAATTTTTTTCCAATCAAGCAATTTAGCTGCTTGCACGGTGCCATTTCCAGCAACAACCAGATTGTTGGCGTCAATCACAATGGGCTTACGTTGCCCGAAAATTTCCAAACTGCCCGCGATTGCGCTTAGGTTCTTCGCATCGTGGGTTCTGGCATTATTCGGGTCTAACGTCAGGCTGTCAAGAGGTAATTCTTCGATTTTCATTTTTTCCTTTCGAAATCATTGTAGTTAGGGCAGCCTAAAAAAACGAATAATTTCGCGAATGTGTGCGCTAAGG